CTGGTTCAGCAACATTTGGTGATGATACAGAACATTTAGTTTACGATGGTTCTGGTAATGTTGATTTTGATTCTGTCGCATTAGACATTGATTCAAGTGGGGCAATAACTATTGATGGTACTTCTACTTTTTCAGTTGATGTAGACGGAGCCACAAACATTAATACTTCAGATGGTAATATTACAGTAGATTCTGAAGCAGGAAGTTTAGTATTAGATGGTAGTACAGGAGTAGACATTGACGCATCAGATAGTGGTAAAGTCGCTATTGATGGAGCAGGTGGAATTGATATCGGTGTTAATGCAGATGTCGCAGTAGATTTTAATACAGCAGCTTTAGATATAGACTCAAGTGGAGCAATTGAGATTGATGGTACTTCTACTTTTTCAGTTGATGCGCAAGGTGATACTAATATTGATACTACAAGTGGTACACTATCTATTGGTACTGCAAATAGTGGAATAGCAGTTTCTATTGGTCATACAACTTCTGAACTTACTGTTAATGATAATTTAACAGTTACGGGTGATGCTACTATAGCTGGTGATTTAGATATAAACGGAACACTAACCACAATTGATACAACTAATTTAAGAGTTGCAGATAGATTTATTCTTGCAGCAAGTGGTTCAACAAGTGGTGATGGTGGTATTATAATATCTACTGGAGCAGCAGGTATTGGAACGGCTTTAGGATATGATGATAGCGCTTCAAGATGGGCTCTAACAAAGGCTGATGATACAGCAGATACTGCAACAACAATAACACCACGACAATATGTTGTTAGTGTTAGTGGTTCAGGAGCAAACCCAAGTGGAAATCCAAGTGATTTCGGTTCAGCAGCTGGTGATAGAATTGGTTTGATGCATGTTAATACAACAAGTGGAGATATATTTATATTTAGTTAAACTTAAATAAGAGGGTTACAAAGATGGCAGTAAGAGCGAAAAAAACAAAGATTGTTGTTGATGAGATGGCGAAACTTGATAAGGGTGAAGTAGAGTTTTTGTTTGATACAATAAAAGGAGCTATGATACCTGGTAAGTATTTACCAATAGCGATGAAGGTAGTTCAAAAACTTAAAAATCAATATCAATTGTTAGATAGGAAAGATTTTTTAGTTAAAAAAATTGAAACAGATGAAGAATTATTAAATAAGGAAATAGGTAAGGCTCAAAAGGAAGTTGCTAGAACAAAACATATAGATGGTGAGCTTTATATTGAAGATGATTAATAACTTTATTGGCCTGATGTGTGGCAACATTAGGAAGTGGGCTTGAAAGAGTAACCAACCATAGGGAGATAAATTAAATGCCAAACTGGAAAAAAGTCGTAACATCTGGTAGTGAGGCAAGTCTGTCATCACTTTATACCTCTGGAAATATAACTGGTAGTAATTTAAATATTACTGGAACTATTAGTGGTTCTACTATTAGTGGCTCATTTATTGGTGATGCTAGTGGTCTTACTGGAATAGCCTTAAGTGGATCAATGGAATCTACGGGTTCTTTTGGTGAATTAGAAGTAACTACAGATTCTGCACAAGGAACTGGTTCGTTTGACCATGTAAAGGCAACTACATTTGAAGGTGATGGTTTTGGATTGGCTAATGTTTTACCACTTAATGCTTTTGAAACTGGAGTAGTTCTTACATCAGATGGATCACCAACAATAACTTTAAATAACATAATATTTATAACTACAACTAGTGGTGAACTTATTCTATATGAATAAAAAAACAGAGGTAAAATTTTATAATGAAATATTTAATATATATGAGGAATTTTAATGGCTAAACTACATAATACGTTAACCAACGCAGAACTACACAATCCGAAGGGGATGACTTCTAATTCAACTGCCTCAATAATGGAGTTGAATCAGGCTCAATCTGCAATTAGTTCAAGTGCAGATTTTGTACCAACAACCAGTGAAACCTACGATTTAGGTAGTACGACACAAGTTTGGAAAGAAATATATGTTGCAACTTCCTCTATAAATTTTGTAAGACCAGACGGAACTATTTTACAACAAATCAAGGCAGATGAAGATGGTGTTATATTTACAAGTGGTTCTGGAGCAGTTGGAAATGTTAGTGGTTCAATTATAAGTGGTTCCGCATTACATATACAAGGTAATGCTAAAGTAACTGGTGATTTGACACTTGGTGGACAAATAACTCTTGGAGATGCAGATAGTGATGATGTAGTTTTTGAAGCCGAAGTATCATCCTCATTGATTCCAAATAATGATGACGCATTTGATTTAGGTAAATCCTCACAACAATGGAAAGACATATATGTAGATGGAATTGGTTACATAGACCAATTAGGAACTGATGGAGACCCCGTTTCAGCTTATATTAACGCTGGTGAAATTGATGGAGTTACATTGGGTGCTGAAACAGCAGTTGGAGCTATAACTTCTACAGGAACGATCACAGGTTCCGCAGTTTATGGAACTTTATTAGGACAAAACACCACTACAGGTGTTAAAACTATAACTATTGAGGCCAACTCAACAATTAACCAGGATGTATCTACAGATGCAAATGCTACTTTAGGTACTTTGGGTGTTGGTAATGTTACCTCAACTGGAATTGTAAGTGGTTCTTCTGTATACGGTACAACTATTGGACAGAATAGAACCGATGGTTTGAAAACAATAACCATTGAAGCAAACTCAATTATTAATCAAGATTTATCAACCGACGCTGATGCTACTTTAGGTACTTTGGGCGTTGGTAATGTAACTTCTACTGGTACTGTATCGGGTTCGGCCGTATATGGTACAACAATTGGACAAAATACTACAGGTGGTTTAAAAACTATAACGATAGAATCTAATAGTACAGTAAACCAAGATTTAACTACAGATGCAGCAGTAACCTTTGCTACAGTTGATACAGGTCAAGGTGCAAATGTACTCTATGATATGGATCAGAATGTATTAACTACAAGTTCACCAGAATTTACAGATTTAACTTTAACAGGTGGTGATATCACATTAACAAACGCCGCTACAGATATAGATTTAATAGATAATAATTCATCAGCATTGTCATTTGATGCAAGTGGTAAAACAGGAATTTTGGAAATAATCACTACTGATAACTCTGAAAAAGTAAAAATGAGTAATGATTTGGAAGTTGTTGGAGATATAAGTGGTTCGATGACTTCAACTGGATCATTTAGTAGAGTAACAGCAGACAATGGTGCATTTATAATAGATAACGCAAAATTAAGTGGTTCTTCTGCAACGACAGGTTCGTTTGGGGCGGTTGTTATGTCAGAGGTTATTGGAAATTGGACAAACGCTGGAAACACCGTAGCTGATGGTGGTACGGTTACTACAATTGATATTAATGGTGGTACTATTGATGGTGTTGGTAATGTTAACTCTACAGGAACTATAACAGGTTCAGCAGTTTATGGTACAACAATCGGACAGAATCGTACAGATGGTATAAAAACTATAACTATTGAGGCTAACTCAACTGTAAACCAAGATTTAACTACAGACGCATCTCCAACTTTCGATGGATTAACTTCTACAGGAGATATAACTTTAACTGGACAAGCTACTGATGTAGATTTAATTGATAATAACGCATCAGCATTGTCATTTGATGCGAGTGGTAAGACTGGTATATTAGAAGTTGTTACTACAAATGCAGCAGAAAAAGTTGCGATGAGTGCTGGATTAACCATTGAAGGGTTTGTAACAGCATCAGGTGGTATTAGTGGTTCAACTGCTCATTTTAATGAAATAAAACATAATACGGCAACTGGACTACATCAACTTACTTTAAATGAAGATTTAACCGTAAGTGATGGAACAAATGTAGTATTAGCGGCCGCTGGCCAAACAAATACATTTACAATGAATGAATCACTTACAGTTGGTGATGGAAATAGTGGAACATTAACTTATAGTGGAGCATCAAAAACATTAACCGTAGAAGATAGTGCTACTGTAGACCAAGATTTAACAAAAGATGCAGATGTACAATTTGCTTCTGCTACACTTACAGGTACGTTAACAGCACAAGAAATAATTGTAAGTTCATCTATAAGTTATATAACGGCTTCTTTTGCAAGTGGTAGTAATATATTGGGTGATACCTCAGATGATACTCATAAAGTAACGGGTAGTTTACAAGTCTCAGGAGCAGCTGATGTATTAGGAAATCTTACCGTGGCTACAGATAGTGCATTTACTTTAGGTGCAAGTGGTACACAATGGTCTAATGTGTACACAGATAATCTAACTTTAGATGGACAAGGTAGAATAGATTTAGATGATGATTTAGACACATCAATTAGAGCATCTGTAGATGATGTAATTACATTTGAAGCGGCAGGAGCTGATCAAGTAGCATTTACAGATGGAACTATTGAACCTGTAACAAGTGATGATATAGCACTTGGTACTACTTCAAAAATGTTTAGTGATTTATTTATAGGTAGTGGTGGAGTAATTAATTTTAATAATGGAGATATGAGTATAGTTCACTCATCTAATAAATTGGTAATCGATGGTGGAGAACTAAGAGTTGCTGGATTGATTAGTGGTAGTACAGCCTTATGGATAGGTGGTGGTTCATCTTATATGAGTAGTTCCGCAGGAAGTCTTAAACTTACAGGAAATATTAGTGCATCTACAGCCGATTTGGGTGGTAATATAACTTCAAAAGGTACAATTAGTGGTTCATCTGTTTATGGTACTACAATAGGTCAAAATAGAGTTGATGGTCTAAAGACAATTACTATTGAAGCAAACTCAATAATAAATCAAGATGTATCTACAGATGCTGATGCTACTTTAGGTACTTTAGCAGTAGGTAATGTTACCTCAACTGGAACTGTAACAGGATCCGCTGTTTATGGTACAACAATTGGACAAAATACTACAGGTGGTTTAAAAACTTTAAGTATTGAATCTAATTCAACAATTAATCAAGATGTTACTACAGATGCAACGCCAACATTTAATGGTGTAACATCTACAGGAACAGTTAGTGGTTCAGCAGTTTATGGAACTACAATAGGACAGAATCGTTCTGATGGTTTAAAAACAATTACAATTGAGGCTAATTCAACTGTAAATCAAGATTTAACAACGGATGCATCACCGACATTCGCAGGAGCTGATTTTTCTGATGGTAACATTGCCAATGTTGGTGATATAGATGCTGATAGTATTAGTATTGCAGACGCAGCAATCGGATTAGATATTAATTTTGGTGGTAATACAACCAAAAACAAGATTACTCTTGGACATAATTTAGCAGATGCATTAAGTTTCATAAGTGGTTCAACTAAACAGATAACATTTATTACTACTGCTGGATCAACACAACTTGATGTTAATGTAAATTCAACTTTTAATGGTACTACAATTGCAGACTTAGGTACTGTAACAACGGCAGATATTAATGGTGGAACTATAGATGGAGTAACTAATGTAAATTCAACAGGAACAATTACGGGTTCTGCTGTATATGGAACTACGATTGGACAAAATCGTACAGATGGTTTGAAAACTATTACGATAGAAGCAAACTCAATTATAAACCAAGATTTATCAACTGATGCTGATGCTACATTAGGAACTTTAGCTGTAGGTAATGTAACATCTACAGGAACAGTTAGTGGTTCTGCATTGAGTTGTGGTGGAAATGCAACTATTGGTGGAACACTTGACGCAGCTGCCGTTTCTGATGGATTAGCAGCAGTAATAGTGTCAGAAATTGATAATGATGAAATTCCAATTGCAAAATTAGCTCAAGACGCCGTAACTGTAACTGCTGGAGATGGATTAAAAACTGGTGGTAGTGTTACTCTTGGTAGTAGTGTTACTTTAGATGTGGATGTTAGTGATTTCGCAGGAACTGGTTTAGAAGGTGATGGTTCAGAAAATTTAAGATTAGCAACACAAGGAACTGGTATTAGTGGTGGTAATGGAAGTACATTAAGTATTACACCAGGACAGACAGCTATTACTTCAATATATAATACAGGATTAAAAGTTGGATATGATGTAGGTGATCATATTTGTTTCGCAACTGGTTCAAGTGGACAAATTAGTGTATATCAAAATGCAATTGAAGAATTTAGATTTACAGCGGGTGGAACATTCCACGCAGACGCTGATGTGGTTGCTTATTCTTCAACCGTTGCATCTGATATGAATCTTAAAGAGAATATTACAGATACAAAGTATGGTTTAGACGATATTATGAAACTTCGTGGTGTTGAGTATGATTGGAAACGAGAAGATATGGGACACGATGTTGGTGTGTTAGCACAAGAAGTTGAAGAAGTCATTCCAGAACTTGTGAAAGAAGTAGATGGATTGAATGGTAGAGAAGGATTTAAAGCAGTGGATTATAATAAACTTGTACCTATTTTGATAGAATCTATTAAAGAATTGAAAACTGAAGTAGATTCATTAAGAGTTTTAACGGAAATTGAAGAAATAAAAGAGTAGTTTAAAGAATTAATATTATATATATTATTAACATAAATATTATAAAAATGGAGTTATAAATATGCCAAAGAAAAATACTAAATTAACAACTGAAGAGATTCAGGCGGTGGGTGAAATCCAACAAGGATATCAACAAATACAGTCTACAATTGGGGCCCTACATTTGAGAAAATATCAGATGATTCAACAAATAGAGGATGCCGAAAAACAATTAGTAGAATTAGAAGTAAACTTCGCTCAAAAGAGAGAAGAAGAAGTGAGTTTGTTAAGAAATCTTGAAGACAAATATGGTCAAGGTTCTCTTGATATAACTACTGGTGAATTTACACCATCTTCTTAACCTTTTTATTAAAAAAAACTTCTAAGTATGTGTATTTTGGGAAGTTGACTTAATACTTATATAAGATAAAAAAAAAGTTTTTTTATGTAATCTATAATAAAAAAGATAATAAATAGGAGAAAAAATATGGCTGAACGAATAGTTAGTCCAGGTGTATTTACAAGAGAAAGAGATGTTTCATTTCTACCACAAGGGATTGGTGACATTGGAGCAGCAATAATCGGGCCAACAGTTAAGGGCCCAGCATTCGTTCCAACAACCCTAACAAGTTTTTCTGAATTTGAAAATACTTTTGGTGGTGTAGATACACGGTATTATGTACCATATACAGTTAAAGAATATTTTGATAATGGTGCACCTGCCGTAACAATAGTAAGAGTTTTAGGTATCGGTGGATATCAAACTGATTCACTTTATATTAGTGTTTCATCTTCAACTCATAACGGAGTTGCAGCAGTTTTAAAACCTTCAAGAAATAGTCCAAGTTTAGATATTAACGGGCCAGGAAGTGCGTCAATGAGTTCTACTGCAGCGAAATATCATTGGGATGCATTTGAATTTACTGTAGGAACAACAGCATATACGGCATCGTTTGATACTGGTTCTAATAGCTACATCACAAAAGTATTTAGTACAGATCCACAAGATACAAATAAAGACTTGTATGTGTATAAAAACTTTGAACGTTTTCAATGTGAAAAATCATTTTCTTCAACCACAACTGCATCTTTAACAAGTGGTAGTGGAGAAGATTTCACAAATGATTATAGTGTAGCAACCACACCTTATATTGTTTCTCAATTGATTGGTGGATCAAGAAAGAATTTGTTTAAAGTTAATACTCGTTCTCACGGTACTGCTATTAATGAAAAATACAAATTAGCAGTTGCAGATTTAAGAGTTCAAGAAGATATTGCAGGTAGTGATTATGGTGATTTTACACTTAGATTATTGAAAAATAATCCAGGTGAAAACGATGATGGAGAATTAGTAGAAGAATATCAAAATGTAAATTTTGATCCAGATTCAGTAAAGTTTTTACCACGAGAAATTGGTGATAGGTATGTAACTATTGACACAAATGGTAAACTTACTTACAATGGTGATTGGCCAAATAAATCACAACATATTTATGTTAGTGATTATTCAACAAACCTCGAAGGTATTAGTGGAGACGCTTTACCTCACGGTTTTGCAGCAACTAAGAATCCAATTTCATCTGGGACTGTTCCAAGTGCTAGTTTTGTAACAAACCAGTTTACAGATCATATAGATACTTCACAAGGTAGATTTGATTCAAATGAATACTATGGTTGGGATTTTGAAAGTAAAGATAATCAAGAATATTTAGCACCTTCACCAACTTCAGTTGGTACTGGTCTTAATGCTGTATTTAGTTTAGAAAATATGTATGGACATGCAGATGCTAGTGAAATTGGAGCCGATACATATTCAAATGCATCACAGGCAATTACAATGACACTATCAGCAAAAGAACAAAGAAAATTTGTTGTTCCATTTCAAGGTGGATTTGATGGTGATAATCCAACTACAGTAAAAGCAACTGGTAATGATATTTCAGCCACAAACACACAAGGACTTAACTGTACAAATGCAAATACAAGTGGTACAGTAGCGTACAAACGAGCAATTAACGCTGTAAGTAATCCTGATGAGTTTGATATGAATATGTTGGTAACACCTGGTATTATACACGAATATCATACACAGGTAACCAATCACGCAATATCTAAAGTAGAAGATAGAGCAGATGCATTTTATGTTTTGGATGGTTCAAGATGGGGCCGTTCAGTAACAAATGCAGTTAGTGATATTAAATCAGTAGATACTAATTATGCAGCTACTTATTATCCTTGGGTTAAGATTCTTGATCCTGTTAAGAATAAACCAATGTGGGTTCCGCCTTCAGTTGTGATACCTGGTGTTATAGCTAATACTGATACTGTAGCACACGAATGGTTCGCACCAGCAGGTTTGAATCGTGGTGGATTAAGTTCAGTATTGGAAGCAAAAACAAGACTAACTCATAAAGAACGTGATACTCTTTATGATGGTCGTGTTAATCCAATCGCTTCATTCCCACAACAAGGAGTAGTGGTGTTTGGACAGAAAACATTACAAGGGAAACCATCAGCACTTGATAGAATCAATGTACGAAGATTGTTAATCAGACTTCGTAAGTTCATTGCAAGTTCTTCAAGGTACTTGGTATTCGAACAAAACACAGCAGCAACAAGAAATCGTTTCTTAGGTATTGTGAATCCATTTTTGAATTCCGTACAAGCTAATAGTGGTTTAAGTGCATTTAAAGTAGTGATGGATGATTCTAACAATACACCTGACGTTGTTGATAGAAATGAATTAAGAGGACAAATCTTTATTCAACCTACAAGAACAGCAGAGTTTATAGTATTAGACTTTATCATTCAACCTACGGGAGCAGCATTCCCTGAATAAGTTTGACTTATAAACAAACACTAACGTATAATGAAAAGCCCCAATTTTTAGTTGGGGTTTTTCTTTCTATAAAAAACTTCAATAAAACTTCAAAAAACAATATATTTGAGTATCACTTTTTTTTATTAAAGTGATATTTATATATGTAATAGTATGTGAACGGCATTAACAGGAGAACGAAAATGGCCGAGATTCTAAATCAAGACGAAATCTTTTTTACACCGTTTGAACCGAAGACTAAAAATCGGTTTATCATGTATATAGAAGATATACCTTCTTATTTTGTAAAAACAATGAACCGTCCCCAAATAACTTTTGATGAAGTTGAACTAAACCATATTAATGTAAAACGATTTCTTAAAGGTAAAGGTGTATGGGAGCCATTAGAAGTTACTCTTTATGATCCTATTGTTCCAAGTGGAGCACAAGCCGTAATGGAATGGGTTAGACAACACCATGAATCTGTAACGGGTAGAGATGGATATTCAGATTTCTATAAGAAAGAAATTAGATTCAATCTATTAGGTCCAGTTGGAGATAAAGTAGAGGAATGGGTACTTCATGGATGTTTTATTCAAACGGCCAATTTTAATGATTTAGATTTTGCAAACGGAACAGATGTAGTGGATATAAATCTAACACTTCGTTACGATTACGCCGTATTGTCGTTCTAAAAATATAGGAGAATAAAAATGAGTGAATGGATAGCAGCAAATTGGGAATATGTTTTGGTTGGTATTTACGCGATTGAAAAAATCGTGAAACTTACACCAACAAAATATGACGATATTCTTTTCGATATGATTCTTAAACCAATCAAAGAGAAATTTGCACCGAAAAAATAATTAAAAATAAAAGTTTTAAAGGTTATAAAGTATAATGGTTATAAATCTTGAATAAAATCAAAGGAGCTAAATATGGCTGAAAATCAATATGATTTTCCTACTGAGGTAATAGATTTGCCTTCAAAAGGATTATTGTATCCAAAAGAAAATCCACTTTCGAGTGGTAAAGTAGAAATAAAATACATGACTGCAAAGGAAGAAGATATTTTAACTTCTGCTAATTTAATTCAACAAGGTACTGTTTTAGATAAATTATTTGAATCGATAATTCCAGATAAATCTATCAAAATTGACGATATGTTAATTGGTGATAAAAATGCAATAATGTTAGGTGCTAGAATTTTGGGTTATGGTAAAGAGTATATAGTTGAGATTACTGATCCCGATTCTGGACTTACAAAAGAAATCACAGTAGATTTGTCAGAAAGGACTTTTCGAAAAATAGATTATTCTCAATTCAAAAGTGGTGAAAATAAATTTTCATTAGAATTACCTAATTCTAAACGTATAATTGAATTTAAATTACTAACTCATAAAGATGAGGCGGAAATAGAGGCCAGTATAAAGGCATTACAATCTATAACTAAGGTTACTGGAGTAAGTCCTGAACTTACTACTCGATTAAAACAACAAATTATTTCTGTAGATGGAGATAGTTCTAAAAAAAGAATAAATAAATTTGTTGATACTGAATTTCTTGCGTTAGATACTAAAGAATTTAGGACTTATGTAAAATCAATTGCTCCAGATATTGATATGTCTTCAGAATATATTAGTGGAATAGGAGAGCCCCATATGGTTGATATACCAATCGGGGTCACATTTTTTTGGCCTGGGTTCTAAATATAAACAAGTAGTACACGATGAGATATTTTCATTGTGTCATTATAGTAATGGATTTACTTTCAATGATGTATATAATATGCCCGTTCATTGGAGAAGATATTATATGAAAAAACTTGTTGATATTAAAGAAAAAGAAAGTGCGGCATATAAATCAAGTTCATCCCCCCCAAAAACCATACAACGACAACTATAATAAAAAAATAGATTCTTATATTTATTAATAAGATAAATCAATCTATATAATTGGAGATTTTAAATGGCAAAATTTGAGTTAACTGAAGGAATTCTTGACAGATTTATGAAAGGTGTTGAGAAGAGAGTTCAGAAAATGAAAGAAAAAAATGTTGATAAACTCTTGAAAGATCCAAAGTTTAAAAAAGAGTTAAATACTTTTGCCAAATCTTTAGGTTCTTTAGAGGACAGATTTAATCGGGCACAGGCTGGCATTACAAAGCGGTAACAAATAAAATTTAAAATCTTTTTCGAAATAACATATATAAAGGCATTTGATGGCTGGTGAAGAAAAGAAAATAGCTGCACAAAATGAAGAACAAAAGAAGACTGAAAAAGAAATCAACAAGATAAAAGATTCGAGTCTTCAAAAAGATAAAGATGCATTGGTAGTTTTAAAAGCGAGATTAGCTGCGGGTTTCGATTATATAAGACTATTACAAAAAGAAGTCGACAAAAAAGCGAAAATTTCAAATTTCGATAAAAAAAGAAATTTATTACTTAGTAAGGCTAAGAAGACTTTAGGAGATCAGGTCAAACTCCAGGATGAATCCGATAATGCAAAAAATATACTTGCCGAAGCTTCTAAAGTAACTAATGCTGAATCCGTGGCATTATTAACAAATATTGAAGAAAAAGAAAGAGAAATTCTCGGTAGTATGAATGAAAAGGGAATATTATCATATGATATTGAAGAGACCCAGAAAGAAATTAAAGCATTAACTGAACAACTGGTTGATTTGGATGGAGATGATAAGAAAATTCTTGAAGATAGAATTGGGATGCTCCAAACTGAACACGAAATAATGTCAAAAGCCGCAGAGGAAGCTCAGGCCCAAAATAAATTTCTTGATATGGGATTAAGTACAATGGGTTCAAGTGTTGCGGCAATTAAAGGTATGGTGAAAGGTGCAAAAGCTTTTGCAGCTGCAATAATAGCCAATCCTTTCATGGCTATTGCAGCTGCCATTATAGCTATTGTAGGTTATCTGTGGAAATCAGTTACGGCTACCAGAGATATGTCAAAGGAAATGGGAGTTTCGTTAGGTACAGCCGCAAAAATGCAAGGTGTTATAAAATCGATGCCAATCGAACAAGCAAAAATGAAATTACTTGGTAGAGACCTCGCCGATAGTGCTACTGCAATTTATCACGCTACTCGAAGTACCAGAGATATAAATAAAGAAAATGTAAAAACCTTGAGTACTTTAGCAGCCGCAACAGGAACAAGTGAAACAAATATAGCTAATATGGCAAGAATGTTTGCAGATATGAACGGTATGGGCTTTAAGAAAGGTCTTGGGATGGTGACAGCTACTGCAAACTTGGCTGAAAAGTTTGGAGTGGATAAAGGGGCAGTTATATCTGATATAGCCGAATCTGCAGAAGACTTCGCAACATATACTAATGGTAGTATGAAAAATCTTCAAATGGCTGCTATTCACGCACAGAAAATGGGTACTTCCTTAGCAACAACTATGAAAATGACTGAATCATTATTAGATTTTGAAACTTCTATAACAAACACAATGGAAGCCTCAATGATGATTGGTAAAAATTTGAATTTTGATAAAGCCAGGATGTTGGCTATGGATAATGATATATTGGGTGCCACAAATGAAATTGTTAGACAATTAGGAAGTGCGGAAGAATTTACACGATTAAGTGCTATTCAAAGGAAAAAGTTAGCGGCATCAATAGGAGTTGAAGTAAGTGAATTATCTCGATTGGTAAGTGGTAAACCATTGGAGATATCTCCAGAGGACAAACAGAAGAAACTTGAAGAAACCCAGCTCGATGCAACTAAGGAATTAACAGCTGCTATCGAAGTATTAACCAAAACAATGACGAAAGATATCACATCCAAGATTGGAGCAGGTTTAGAAAAAGGCGCGGAAATAGCCAAAGCAACTGGTGGTGTGGTGGGAGCTGCGTACATACCCATGGATTATCTTTGGAAAAAACTTATGAACTCTACGGACTAAGTAATGGCAATATTAAATAGAATAAAAACAGACTTATCAAGTTTCGATTATAAAAAAATTGAAACCACTCGTTCAGAACCGAGTAATGTGAAGAATTTACCCACACCACCCTCTCGTGTTACTGAAGTTGAAACAACAATTATATCTCCAGATTTTTCAAAATTGGCCAATACAGATAGAGGAAGTAATGATGTAAAACAACCAAGTAGTGCTTATCTTCAAGTTCATAGATTTAATGATGGTTTTGGTAATATTGCATTAACGGCAGTTAAATCAGTTGAAGATGTGGTGAGATGGACAAAATGGTCAGTTACACCAAAAGGGCTTCTTTTTCATATAAAACAAGCCGTATTACAAAGATTTAACGCTAGAAGAGAAACAAGAATTTATAATCCATTGGGTGTATTGGGTTCAGTATTACCATTTGTTCATCTACCAAGACATACTACGGGAACATTTTTAGATTTTAAAAATCCTCCAAAATATCCTGATGACGTGGGAACGGGAAGATTTCGATTCGGAGCAGGAATGCAAGGTAGACGATTCGTGAAGGATTACGGGTATAGGGGTGCAAATAGTACAAATAAAGAAATTGAAGTGGGAAAAGACCCACCAAATAGTAAAACTACCAAGCATTTTTGGAGTGAAAAGGGATCTGTTATTAAAATTAGTACTGACCGTGATATATATTCAGTTGGAACAAGTAATCAATTACAAGTTCCATATCACGGTACTAAAGATAATACATCAACAACCAACTTACCTACAGATTTTATAGAGTTTAGAATTAGAGATTTAGTAAATGGTAAATGGTTAATCTTTCCAGCACATCTCGGTACAATAACCGATGCCGTCACGCCTACATATTCTCAAGAAAGATATATTGGAAGACCAGATGCCGTACATATCTATACGGGAACAGATAGAAGTGTTGGATTTGATTTTAAAGTAGCGGCATTTACCAAACAAGAAATACCAATCATACAAGAGAAAATGAATTATTTAATGGGACTGGGTTATCCAACATATAAAGAATTATTTAAAGGAGATTCTGAGTCAAGACCAGTTGCTCCATATATTAGTTTAACTATAGGTGATTTATTTAAAGATACTCCAGGCTATTTTAGTTCAATCACAATCACTACAGATGAAGGTGCAACTTGGGAGTTAGATGATGGTCATCAAATCCCACAGTATTTTAATGTGAGTGTAGAGTTTGTTTATATTGGTAAATACTTACCACAAACTCTTGGAAAACATTATGATGTGCCTTGGTTGAAAGATATGGGTACTAAACCACATAAGAGAGGCACTTTTGAAATAGGTAATAGTTTTGAAAAAGGTCTACTCCCACCAGAGAACGTTAACCAGCCAACGAGACATTCGCGAATGAGGAGGTCTGGAATAAGGGATAAGGCAGCGCAGTATGAATAGATATAAATACCAACAAGTAAAAATCGATAAAGAAACTGGTCATAGGAAACTATCCACGACTGAGTATGCAAAAATTAAATCTAAAAATAGTGATGCGATTCATATTGTAAAATATGGTGACAGTTATGGTTCTTTAGCGCAAAAGTTTTATTCAGATACAACATTATGGTGGATTATTGCAAGGGCTAATGGAGAATTTCAAGGTAATCTAAAACCAAAAATCGGACAAAGATTAATAATACCAAAAGATATTTCAGATGTTATTAGGAACTTGAATAATTTAAATTCAAAGCAGGATTAAAATGTTTGGAGATTATATACATAAAAATATCCAGAGTACTTTATTTAATCGAATCGACGCTTTAAATAGAAAGAAAGTTGATAATCCTTTAAATTCGGCTAATCCAAATTCAAATCAAGATTCTTTCCTTATGGGTGCAACTTGGGCAAAAGTCACATCTGCAGTACCTGAAGTTGAGACGAATGATGATGGAGACATAACAAAAATAAAAGATGATAAGTTATTTAGATTAAGTTCTGATTATTCTCCGACAACAAATAACCGAATAAATGAACCGTTATCAATTAGGTCGTCCAAAAATACAGATAGAACTTTTCGTGGACATAATGGAGTTACGGGAATAACAGTTACGTATTTGAATCAAACCACATTATCTACTACAATCACATGGGTTTTGAATGATATTAAAGAATTTGAAGTATATCAAAATGCATTTTTAACACCTTCAAGAGTAGTATTGGTTGAGTTTGGTTGGTCAAGAGAAAAACCACAAGAAATACCAGATATTGAAACTTCAGAAGAAATGTTTGATTTCTTTAAAGCCAATCAAGAAAAAATTACTTTCTATGGTGGTGATTATTTTGCGACTTGTGGAATCGTTAAAAATTTTAATTATAATCTCGTTGAGGGTGGTAGGTATGAATGTACAACCGAACTTGTATCGATGGGAAATCAATTATTTAAATCACCAAAAGGAAGAGATCCAGATCAAATAACTCCCAGTTTAGTTAATGATTTTTTTAACATGAACACCCCAGAAACACAAAAAAAGTTTAAATCTATAGATAAAACAAGTAAGATGGGGAAGAAGAGAACACAGAAGCTGAAAGAGTTAATTATTAATGCTCAGAAAAGTTCTTTCGAAAGAGTAATGAATGATCTTAATGTTTATATTAAACAATTGAGAAACCCGGGACGAAAGCCGTTGGAACAGGCAGCAGAAAAAGTTGGATATATGACTTCAGATCAAACATATACTTATGGTGGAAAGTCTTGGTGTACTTGGGGTTGGTTTGAAGATAATATTTTAAATACTTATTTTGGATTAATTATAAAAAAAACACCACAAAATAATAACTCTGATATGGATGATGAATGGATTGCTAGATTTAATAGTTCGTGGAGAACGGTTCCTGATGATGAATACAAACGCTGGGGCCATAGTATTTACCGTCAAGACCTTGATCCTGATAATTTGTATGAACTTAATTTATGTCGTAGTGAAGTAAATTTATTTACCAGGTCTTTTGATATAATATTCCCTGGTAAGACTATTGAGATGAGTAAATTAAACAAATCAGACAAAGTATTGAAGGACATGAGTTTTATGGATGATGTGGAGAAGATATATCATGATATGAATCAAACCTCGGATAATTCCTGGGGATTTCCTGCATTTGAACCCGAAGGATTAGAAAATTCCAGAGGAATAATTCGTAACATAGTTTTTAGTGCAGATATTCTTATACAACATTTTGCAGGTACAAGCAATGTTGGACAGGCGATAAAATCGTTATGGGCTTATGTAACTTCACAATACGGAGGATTTTGGGATTTTGATATGTTGACTGATACAAATGATACTACTTCGGTTGGTGTTTATGATAGAAATATAACTCGTGTAAGGGTTAAAAACGTTTTAGATTTTCCTGATTCAAGAAATCAGTCTACAAAAAAAGACCCCTTTAAAACTTTTCAATTTAAAGTTTATAGTAAAGATTCTTTAGTGAAAGAGATGACTTTTAATACACAGTTATCTTCAGAAATGATGACTCAAGCACTTTATTCAGGAAATAGTAGTACTACAAGTCTGAATGGAATAATGGCTGGAGTTCCTGGAGATAAGGATGGAAGAGCCGTAAAGGCTTTTAGTGCACTTCAAAATTATAATTATTTAGATAAAGAAGTTGCAAATAAAGAAATTGATGCACAAAAACTTCAGAGAGATAAATTGTTAGACGATGTAACAACACCATATATGATAGGCCAGGTTGCTCATAGGGACAAAGGAAAATTATCAACACGGACCCCACAGTATATACCTGGAGATTTGGAAACAACAGAAAAAGCGGTAGAGGCAATATTATTAGATGTTGTGGAAGAGGTAGATGCGGATGCTTATAAATGGTTTGATGTCCAAAAGGCCTTAAATGATAGGGGTATTATTTATGATCAAACTGGTAAAATGTTAGAGGCATATTCTAAGTCGATGTTATTTTTGATAAACAAAACTGATAAAGCTCAAAGGTCAGTTGATGTGCCCATCCCTTTCAATTGTTCTTTTTCTATTGCTGGAATAGCTGGGATAAAACTTTATGATTTTTTTACTGTAGATTATATTCCTGAACTATATAGAGAATTTGCTGTGTTTCAGGTTACTGGAATTACACAAACATTAGATTCAACTGGATGGACTACTGGTATAGAAGGATTGATGCGGGTTGATGTGGATGAACTTGCACTGAAGAGGGGTAAAGTAGTTCCCGATGAGACTATGGCAAAGATTAAACATTTGGATAACTTGAAAATAATAGATTTAATTAATTCATCTGAATTGCCAGATAAGCCAGAAGCAAGAGAAGAAATTATTAGAAAACAGAATAAAAACCTTAAAAAGAATGTTACACGTGAGGCAACCCAATGGGCAGAACAAAGGAAAGAGGAAGTAGCTGAGTGGAATGAAGAGAATTTTATCAAGGCAGATGTGAATGCTATTAAGTTATATAAAGCAATGAAAGGTGGTGGAACAAATGAAAACGAAATTTGGGCGGTTTACGAACATCCTGAGCTTAAACAAATAAAAAATGGATATCCACTTGTATTGAACGCTAAGACACGGATGGAAATACAATTAAGATTCAATAGAAGGTATGCATGGGGAATCCCTGGAATCACCAAAGCTCAGAAAAAGCCAGAAAAACATACATTAAAAGCTTGGTTCAAATCCGATTTGGGAGGTAAAAAAAGAACAAGAGCACTCAAGTATTTAGAATAATTGTGTTTTTAGAAATTAAATTTTATATATATTAATATAGATAAAGGTTATAATAAATGGTTTTATGGTTCACAGGTCAGCCTGGTTCAGGCAAGACCACATTAGCAACAGAACTTTACAATAGATTAATTTCTTATACATCTGAGATAGTTGTGCATATTGATGGTGATGACTTGAGAGATGTTTTGGATAATAAAGATTATTCAGAAAAAGGTCGTAGAAAGAATATTCAATTTGCCATCGATATGGCAAAAGTAATGGATGATAAAGGTTATTTAGTATTGGTATCATTAGTTTCACCTTATAGAGATATGAGAGAAAAACTAAAATCAAATAGAAACATAACAGAGTTCTATCTTCACACAACGGATATACGAGGTAAAGAAGATTATTTTGTAGAAGATTACGAACCACCATTACATAATTTCGTAGATATAAATACAAACAAACCAATAGAGGAGTGTATAAATGAAATACTCGATGTTTATCGGCAGATGGCAACCGTGGCATAACGGACATAAATGGTTAATTGATCAAAGACTCAAAGAGGGTAAGAATGTTCTGATTTGTATTCGTGATATGATGCCCGATGAAAATAATCCATACACTTGTGAAGAAGTTTATGACAATTTAAAAGATAGGTTATCATATTATATACAAAAGGGTTTTGTTAAATTGATGATTATACCAGATATAGAATCTGTAAATTATGGTAGAGGTGTTGGTTATGAAATAATAGAACACATACCACCAAAAGATATTGGGAAAATATCAGCAACAAATATAAGGAAAGAAAATGAAAATTGATGTATTAGACAAAGGTTATATTGAGGTTGTAGATTCTCTTGGTGATGATTTAACACCAGTAAACGCAGCCAGAGTATCATTCGGCGACCGCAGTAATGAATTTACAGAGAAAGATAGGAAATTATCTAAGTTCCTAATCAAAAATAAACACTTTAGTCCATTCAGACATCAGCATGTAATGATGATTATCAAGGCACCAGAGTTTGTAATGAGACAATGGTACAAACACGTAGTTGGAATAGAAACCACATCATCATATCCCACCAAAGACCACGCTTGGAACGAGATTAGTGGTCGTTATGTGGAAGTGGAAGAATATTATATTCCTGAAGTGTACAGAGCACAATCAGATGATAATAAACAGGCAAGTGAAGGTGAGGTTGAATTACAAGAAGAATGTTTAAGGAATTGGAGAGATTCAATAGACCACGCCAAAATATTTTATGAGGGTTTGTTACGGAGAGGAGTTGCTAAAGAACA